GTAAAACCTTTTGGGCCTCTAATTATGTTGGCACAATTACCAGAGGGATTTATTAAAAAATTAAATGAAGTAGTTGATGTAATCAAAGATAAAAAAGACATGGGTGCTAGACTTGCTGGTGTGATTGAAACTGAAAGTGAAATACCACATTCAATGTTGGAAGAAAAAAAGGTCATGGAGATTTTTCATGCACTATCTAGAGGTTATATAGAACAAGCTTATTTAAATGCTGGCCAAAATGATTTATGGAATATTATGGATGTTAAGACACAAATGCAATCTATATGGTCTGTATCTCAATATGAAAATGAATATAATCCACAACACAATCATTCACATTGTCAGATAAGTGCTGTATTATATTTAAAGATACCTGCTATGAAACCTAGAAACATACCTAACAAACCAAAAGAAAAAGATGGTCAGATTGAATTTACTTTTAATTCAAACAATGATATTTTTACAACAGGTTCTTTTGTGGCAAGACCAAAACCTGGCATGTGTTTATTATTTCCAAATACTTTATATCATCAAGTATATCCATTTCAAGGTTCAGGTGAAAGAAGAAGTATTGCATTTAACATGACATACAAAGGATTTAAAAAAGATAGTGGAATACAAATTGCTGGAGATAGTGTAAACCTATATAACGAAACACATCATGCAGATACTATACCATGGCGTAGGTTAGAAAAATGAGTTACGAATTAAAAGAATATTTAAAAGCCATCAATACTTCTAAAGAAAAACTTATGGATAGTGAAGATGAACAATGGGAAAAGAAGTATCCTGCGTACATTATAAACAAATGTCTTGCTCCATTTCAAGATACTATCTTTCTAGTTAATGAAATAAACATGAATCATCAGACAGATAAGAAATTACAGTTTGACTTTTTACTAAATACTCTAAGAACAAGGCAAAGGTATACACCTTGGCTAAAGGCGAAAAAAGAAAAACATTTAGAATGTGTTAAAGAGTATTATGGATATAGTAATGAAAAAGCAAAATCAGCTCTCAATATACTAAATGATGAACAAATAAATACTATCATGAATAGATTGAACAAAGGTGGAAGAAATGGAAAATAATATACAATGGACACAGGAGCAGATGTTTGAGGTTCTTCTGAAAGAACCAGATGACTTCCTAAAGATTAGAGAAACATTATCTCGTATCGGAGTTGCTTCTAGAAAAGAAAAAAAGTTATATCAGTCTTGTCATATACTACACAAACAAGGAAGATATTATATAGTTCACTTCAAAGAATTATTTGCACTTGATGGTAAGGATACAAACTTATCAGAAAATGATATTGGAAGAAGAAATACAATAGTAAAACTTCTAAGTGATTGGGGATTAGTAGAAATGAAAGCTACACCAGAACCTATCGCACCACTTAGTCAAATAAAAATAATTTCTTTTAAAGAAAAAGATGAGTGGATATTAGAAACTAAATATAACATAGGTAAAAAGAGAGAGGAATAACATGGCTTACTCAGATAAAGTTTTAGACCATTACGAGAATCCTAGAAATGTAGGAACACTCGATATAAAAGATTCATCAGTTGGTACTGGTATGGTCGGGGCACCTGCATGTGGCGATGTAATGAAACTTCAAATCAAAGTAGGTGATGATGGTATCATAACAGATGCAAAATTTAAAACCTATGGTTGTGGTTCTGCCATTGCATCATCAAGTCTATTAACCGAATGGGTTAAAGGACAAAGTGTAGATGAAGCTTTAAAAATTAAAAATAGTGATATCGCAGAAGAACTTGCACTACCACCTGTAAAAATTCATTGTTCAGTATTGGCAGAAGATGCTATCAAAGCTGCACTTGCAGATTATAAAGGTAAACAAGAATCAATAGGTAAATGGCAACCTAACTCAGAGTAAATATATTATGGAAAAATTTAAATCATTCATCACAGAAGAAAATGTGAATGATGGTAATATTCAAATAGCTGTTTTAACTAAAACATCTTCATCAACAGAAGAAGTAGTTGCAAACCAACTTAAAGAATATTCAGATAAAAATAATATTCCATGTCATATTGTTAATACAAAAAAAGCATGGGTATCAGATAACGATTTAGACAAAGGCACTTTAACTATATCAAATGTAGAGGGAGAAAGACTAGACTTTGATATATCTAAAACAGTCGTGTTTGTTCGTGCTGGAGTATTAGATAATGAAGTAGGACTTGCATTACTTTCTACTTTTGAAAAGGCAGGTGCATTTATGATTAACAACCGAGATGGTATGTTAACTTGTGATAATAAAATGACATCTTATATTACCTTTCATCAGAATGGAATACAAACACCTAAAACATCATTAATTAATAACGAAGATTCAGTTGTAGATGCACACAAAAGAATAGGTGGAAAATTTCCAGTTATCATAAAAACGATTACTGGTACACAGGGTATTGGTGTATCAATAGTAAATGATTTTAAAAGTATGATATCTGTTGTTCAATCATTATGGAAATTTAATGCAGAACTATTAATACAAGAATTTTTAGAAATGCCATTTGATATTAGAACCATTGTAGTAGATGGTGTTATTATTGCTTCTACTAAAAGAGTAAAACCAAAAGAAGATTTTCGTTCTAATAGACATAGAGGAGCAGAAACATTTCCTTATAAACTTTCACAAGATGAAATAGATTTAATATTAAATGCATATCGTTCTACTGGTGCATACATGGTTGGAGTAGACCACTCAGTCGTAAATGGTAAAGCATATATTTTAGAGTGTAATGGTTCACCTGGTATTGGTTCTAATTTTGGAAATAGTAAAGGTGAAAAAACAACCAACGAAAGATTAATTGAAAAAATAGTTACACACATTGGAAAAGTTAAAAGTCGTTTTGTTGGAGCAACACAAACTGCTGGATATGTAGAAAGATTAGAAATTGTAGGACTTGGGCCATTTCGTGCTAAGTTTGATACAGGAAATGGAACTAAAGCATCTATGTTTCATGTAGACAAATTAGAGATAAAAGGTAAGACAGCAAAATGGGAAAGAGATGGTAAAAAATTTACTAGTAATATAATTGGTGTATCCCATCCTATGCATGTAGATAAGATAGATAAAAGACCAATGATATTAGTAGATATTAAATTTAATAATAAATTATATAAAGATGTTCCAATAGGATTGACCACAAGAGATTCTAAAAGTACATTTTTAATTAATAGGGATTTATTGACTAGACTAAAAGTAGCAGTAAACCCAGATAGGAAATTCGTTCTATCAAGTTATATAGAACGAGGTGATAATAACGACATTGACAATAGGTAAAAAAATGATAATAGATGCACTAAGAAAAAAATATGAAGCAGAGATTGCTTCTGCTAAAGCTAACATAAATGTTTATCAAACAAATCCTGCTGGTATTGGAGAACATCCAGACATAGTTCAAGCAGTTGATTCAGAAATGATGAAACTTGCCGATGCCGAAGATAAGTTAGAAACATTGAATAAACATTATGGAAAATCAGAAGTCTATCAAAGAGACTTATTAACATAATAAACATTGACAAAACTTGTTTGGACCTGTTATAATCACCTATATTACTGAGAATACTATATTATGCAATTTTACACAAATGTGACGCCTTGGGGCAATACTCTACTTGTTAGAGAATATGTGAATGGAGAAAGAGTTAATCGCAAGATTAAATATTCACCTACTCTTTTCTGTAAAGTAATTAAAGAAACCAAACATAAAACCCTTGATGGGCAATTTGTTACACCTGTAAAACACGATACAATCAAAGAAGCAAAAGAATGGTTAAAGTCTTATGAAGACCAACCACATCTAATCTTTGGTAATACAACATTTCAATATAATTATATTGCAGATGAATATCCTAGTTTTGTAAAATGGGATATAGATAAAATTCTTGTTGTAACTATTGATATAGAAGTTGCATGTGAAAATGGATTTCCAAACCCAGAAGAAGCAATTGAACCATTACTATCAATTACAATTAAGAATCATCAAAACAAACAAATATTAGTTTGGGGTATAGGTGATTATAAAAATTCAAGAGAAGATGTTACTTATGTAAAATGTGATACAGAATATAAATTAATACAAGAGTTTTTATCTTTCTGGCAAACAAATCAACCAGATGTTGTTACAGGCTGGAACACAGAATTTTTTGATATACCATATCTTTGTAATCGTATTAAAAATTTATATGATGAAAAAGAAATTAATAGACTTTCACCTTGGGGTAATGTTTCAGGTAGAGAAGTTTTTAAAATGGGTAGAAAACATCAAGTTTTTGATATACAAGGAATATCACATTTAGATTATTATGATTTGTATAGGAAGTTTACATATACTAATCGTGAGAGTTACAGACTTGACCATATTGCCCATGTAGAATTAGGAGAGTCTAAAGATGACAATCCATACGAAACATTCCGAGAATGGTACTTAAAGGACTTCCAATCGTTCATTGACTATAACATACAAGATGTAGAAATCGTTGATAGACTAGAAGATAAAATGAGATTGATTGAACTATGTTTGACTATGGCTTATGATGCTAAAGTTAATTATATGGATGTACTTGGTTCAGTAAAATATTGGGATATACTAATTTATAATGAACTTAGAAAAAAGAATATTGTTATACCACAAAAAATTCAAAGAAATAAAGATGAAAAGTTTGAAGGTGCATATGTAAAAGACCCACAAAGTCGGTTTACATAAATGGGTAATGTCATTTGATTTAAATTCACTATACCCACATTTGATTATGCAATATAATATTTCACCAGAAACATTAGTTGCAAACCAAAAAGTTAAAAATATGACTGTTGATAAAATGTTAGATAAAAAAATAGATACATCTATTTTAAAAGATGCAACTATGACACCAAATGGAGCTTTGTTTAAAACAACTACTAAAAGGTTTTCTACCTGAACTTATGCAAAAAATGTAT